TTCAAATTTTTAAGGGAATTAAAACACGGACCTAATAATTTATACTTTATGGAGTTTTGCCGTGTGTTTAGGAGCACAAGCTGATGCAGCTAATGATAACGCTACAAGAAGATACAATTACGAAGTAGAGCGTAGAGAGCGTAATTGGATGCAAGAAATTGCAATATATAACGCTAAAAAAGTTAAACATCAAATTGATTCAGACAACATTGCGATAGCTCAATCTCAAGCTTATGCTAAACAGCAAGAGGATATGAATATTGCAAGAGGTGCTGCTCAATTAAAATATGAAAATTTATACAAAGAACTACTGGAAAGTAGTGAAGCATCGAACCTGATAGCATCTGGAGCTACTGGACGTTCTGTTAATAGAGCAAAGACTATGGAGTATGCAGAATTTGGACGACAGATAAATACCATAGGTCGGAAAATAATGATGGAAGATGTAGATCTTAAACGTAAAACAGATGCTGCTGTATCAAAGTTACAAGGTTTTAGAGAACAGTCATATGCAAACATTGCATTTAATCCAACACCTGACGTAGCACCACCACAACCTGTTATGCAGAGTGTTGGAGCACAAGCATTTATGCAAGCTTTGTCTATTGCTGGATCAGTAGCCACTATGGGTGGTGCTTCAGGATTTAATTGGTGGGGGTAATGAGTAACAGTTATTTTAATTTCGTAGAAGCACCAGACTACTCAACTGCATTAAGAGATGGTTTTAATACTTTTAATGCAAGTGCAGATAGAGCTGAACAGCTTGAAAGACTTAATGATGAAACAAGAGAAAAGAATGCTGGTGTTCCATTAAAAGTTTTAGAATCTATTATTGAATTTTCTCCTAAAGCAGCGGCTATGGCTGAAGGCTTACGAGAGAAAAGATTTAAGAAAAATGTTAGAGATGGTTTTACTAAAGAAGGTTTAGAAAAAGCTCAAGAGGGCTGGAACGCTTTGATGAATCTTGGTAAGAAAGGAAACAAACTTAAGAATGCAGCTTTAGAAAATAAAGATTCTGCTAGTTATGAGTTATTTGAGGGTGATTTTGGTAAGCCCAGAACCTTAGATAATTACATAAATAAAACTAATAGAGGTGCAGCTGAAAGTTTGACAATCTTTGCTGTTAGAGAACTACCAGCTGGTCCACAGAAGGCTAGTGATCTAGATAGGATTACTACTGATTGGGCAACTAAGTATATTGACGAATTAGAAGCTCAAGGTGTTCCAAGTAAGTTAATTGCTTGGAAAGTGCAACCTGTAGTCGATCAAATTAAAGCAAATTGGATTAAAACCCAGCAAGAGGCTTTATCGAAAAAAAATGTACAAGCAGAACAAGTTAGGATTACTGAAGAAGTTGTAGATGCTTTTAATAGTGGAGACCCTAATAAAATAAATGAAGTAAGAGATTATAATGCTTCTTTCTATGGTGGTAATAAAGCTACTGGTACTAGGGCTTTGTTAGAGATAGGTTTAGTAGCTGTTCAAAAAAAAATGATGCCAGTCGAAACATTAGAAAGTTATGCTTATTCAGAATCAAAAGTTAAAGGTGACAAATTAAGATCAATTATTGAGAAGCTAGGAGGAGGTCCTGAATCAACTGTTTGGGCTAATACTTTTTTAACTAACTTAGATGCTGCAAAGAAAACAATTCTAGATGATGTTGATAAGGAGAATAATATTTATGATAGATCCTATGAAAACAAATTTTTAAAATTTAGAGGATCTAATCCCGACACCCCACCTACACAAGAAGAGATAGCTACATACATATATAGAAATCCTGAAACTAAATACGACTTTACTAGAACTGGTCGTTTACCTGAAGACGTTAAACGTGCTTTATCTGAAGAAGCACAAGATGATGCAGCATGGTTACCTACAGTTCAGAAAAAAGCCAGATTAAAAACATTAACGCAAGCTGATGTAAACAAGCTTAATAGCTCAGATTTAAGAAATCAATATCAAAATAGTGTTGTATCTAGTGAGATTGGTGCATCAGGAACATATATAGCAATAGGAAAATCAGCTGCTACCCGTATTGCAAGTCAAGTTACAGGTGAAAAAGAGGGAGACACAACAAGATCTATTAAATGGGGAAACATAAACGATCAAGTAGAACTGCTGTATCCAAGTGTTTATGCTAGTAAACTATCTGATGCAAAACCAGTAATAAAAGATGGAGTAGTAATTAAAACAGCAGAAATGGTTGCTCATGGTGCAGCTCAAGATGACTTACTTGAACGAGCACAAAATGGAGAGTTTGATACTTGGGGTGAATATACACAAAATACACAAGCTAAAATTACTGCTGTTGAACATATAAAAAGTGGTGGTGAAACTAAAGAAGAAAGAGAAGACTGGTTAAATAACAACATTATTGCTGGAACTGAAAGAGCTTTAAAAGAAGCACAAAGTTTCCCAGAAGGTTCTACTCAAACAGCTACACTTTATAAACAAATAGGTAATGATTTAGGGATTCCTGGACATATTTTACAAGCAATACAATTAGAAGCAGCTGCAAACTTAGAAGGTAAAGGTCTTCCTGTTAAGTCAGCTATTACTTTGGCTTATGAAAAAATGTCTGATAAAGAAAAAAAATTACTAAATAAAGTCACACCCGCAAGACTAGCTCGAATGAAGTTTGAAGCTTTTATGAACACGCCTGAAGGTGGTGAAGAAGGAGTTATTACATACGATGAAATGTTGGCATTACATCCAGATGTAATTGCATTTAACAAACAAACAGAAAAACTAAATCAACAAGCTACGGCTGAAAAAGATGCTCAACTAAAACCTAAGAAAGGAGATTGGAAACGATTACCTAAAGGGGTAAATATCAAATTTGATGGTACAAATTGGAAACAAGTAGGTATGACTTTTGGTAGAGGAAATGAGTATCAAGGAGATTTAGAGGGATTCTATATAGACAAAGATCTAATTAGAAGATTTTTTTAAAATTACTAAGGTAAATTATGAGTTCTGATTATCAGATAAATCTCGACACTCAGGCTCTGGACAATGTACAGCTTGAGTTAGAAGAAGAGTTACAACGAGAAGAGCAACAAAATCTTCTACGTCAACAACAGGAGCAAAAACTCCTAGAACAACAGGAACAGATTCAAGCTGAAGTTGATGATCCTCGAAACAAAGAAGGAGGAGGAGGTTTTAGAGGTGTTGCTAAAGAACTACAAGCTGCCGTTGGTGGTGGTGTTCAAGATACGGCATCATCTTTAATCACTCTCCCTGAAAGAGCTATTGATATGTTCAGTGGTGAGATGGTAGAGGAACAGCAAACTGACGAAGGTTACAACGCTGAGTGGGATGATTGGTTTGTTGATGAAGCAAATCCAATAGAAACTAAAACATGGTGGGGAGGTGCTCTACGGAGTCTTGTTCACTTTGGTACTATGGCTCTTGCAGTTATTCCAGCTGCAAAGGCTGCTGGTTTAACAGCTGCCACAACTGCATTAGGCAGTTTAGGAAGAGGTGCTGTAATTGGTGCAGCTTCTGATTTGGCATCTAAATATTCACAAGAAGATAATGGTCTAGCTATTTTAAGAGATCGCTATAACTTTATTGATACTCCAATATCTACACAAGAACACGATCACCCTGCAATGAAGACATTAAAAAATGTCGTAGAAGGTATGGGAATTGGTGTGATATTTGATGGGCTAGGAATGGCTTTAGGTAAAGGTATTAAGAAAGTAAGAAAAGGAAAAGGCGGTAAAGAAATAATTGAAGATGGTACACAAGATGCTTTAGACAGAGCTTTTGCTAGAGAGCAGAATGTTGAAGCACAGATAAGTGAGAAAGCTGTATTACAAGCTCAGACAATGAGAGGACAATATGGTGCATATAAAAACAAACCTATATCTGATCCTTGGCAAGCAGCTCCTAACTCAACTGGTAAACCAGCTGATGTTTTTTATCAAAAGCAAAGAATAGATTTTGATTATGGTTCACAGCATGGTTCTACAGATAGTCCATTTACACAACTTCAGATAGAAAGAATGTCTGCAAGTGCAGAGATGGCAGAAAGTGAAATGAAAAATCTGATGAAACCATTTATGTCAGATGAGCGTATAAAAGCGGAAATATTAAAGTTAAAAAAAGGACAGACATTAGAAAATAAATTCTATGACTCTATAAAAAAAGCACATGAAGTACTTGCTGGTAGAGAACGTTTAGAAGATATAAACCCAGAAATGTTTGCAGCTTTTGATGCCAGAATGGATACGATACAAGGTCAAAAAGTTTGGCAAACAACTGACCGTTTAGCTGCTGATTTAGTAGTAGGTGCATTAGTACGAAAAGCTAGAGACGCTGGACTTGCTGGTAGAGAACTATTTGATATTGCTGATTTAACAGATGTAGACGGACCAGCTAAAAACTTACATGACACTCTTTTAACTGCTGTAGTGCAAAGTAAAAGGTCATCATATATGGCTGGATTAAATTTAAAAAATCTTGATGTTAATGCTCCTGTTAATAAAAGAAATGTTAGAGAAGTAGTTCAACAAGAATTAGATAATACAAGAGCTGCATATGAAATTGCTTTTAAATATGCGGGAGAGAATCCAGACGACAGTCTATTCAGAGCATATTACGAAGCAGTTTCAATGAGTGAGGAGATACATAATTTTAAAGATTTTGATAATTGGATAAAGAAAACACTAAAAGGTGGATACTTTAATGGTCAAAAAAAAGCTGGTGTTCTTACTAAAGAATTACAAGGCGTAATGATAAATAGTGTACTTAGTGGTCCTAAAACTCCAGCAAGAGCGATTATGGGTACAGGTACAGCTACATTCTTAAGACCTTTTTCTCAAGTATTAGGTGCAACCTTAAGTGGAGATAGAGCTACACAAAGAGCTTCTTTAGCTTCTATGAACTCTATGATTCAAATGATTCCAGAAGCATGGACATTATTTAAAACTAAACTTAATTCTTACTGGTCAGGAGATGTTTCAAGTATAAAAACTAGATATTCTGAATATTCTAAACAACAGGAAACTTGGGAAGTTTTAGGTGATTGGATAGAAAATAGTGGTGAAGCAAGCATTGCAGATAAGGGTGCATACTACACAGCAAATATGGCTAGGTGGATGAATAATAATTCCTTCTTTACTTATTCTACAAAAATTATGCAAGCAACTGATGAAACTTTTGCTTACATATTAGGTAGGTCTAGAGCTAGAGAGAAAGCTATGAGACTTGCTATGGACCAATTAAATAAAGGAAATATAACTGAAATCACACCAGATTTACTTAAGAATGCTGAGGATAGATTTTATTCAACCATTGTTGATCCTGATGGTAACATCATTGATAAAGCAACATTATTTGCTAAAGGTGAAGTTACTCTTACAACTGAGTTAGAAGGCTTTTCTAAGAATTTACAGAATACATTTGAGAAAGCTCCATGGGCTAAACCATTCTTCTTGTTTGCAAGAACAGGTATTAATGGTCTAACTCTTACTGCTAAACATACTCCGATAGTAAATTTAGCCGTTAAAGAATTTAATGATATACGTTTTGCTACTCCTGATAATTTAGGAGCGGTTGCTAAATATGGAATTGAAACTGCTGAAGATTTAGCTAACGCCAAAGCTCTTCAACTAGGAAGGTTAGCTATTGGAGGTTCATTAATATCTATGGCTGGTATTCACTTTATGAATGGCGGTCTTACTGGTAATGGACCAACTGATAGAAAGAAAAGGCAAGCATGGATAGATGCTGGATACAAACCTAGAACAATAACTGTTGGAGGAGTACAAGTTAGTTATGACTCTTTTGAACCATTTAACTTAATACTTTCTACTGTTGCTGACATTGGAGATCATAGTCAGTTAATGGGAGAGGAATGGACAGAAGATAACTTACAAAAAATGGCTGTAGTTCTTATGCAAGCAGTTTCTAGTAAATCTTATTTAGCTGGTATGCAGCAATTTGTAGATTTATTTGCTGGAAAACCTGGAAGTTGGGAATCAATTATTGCCAACTTAGGTAACAATACAATGCCTATGTCATCACTTAGAAATGAATTAGGTAAGCTTATAAATCCTGGAATGAAGGAATTAAATTCTGGTGTATGGCAATCTATTAGAAATAGAAACCAATGGGCAGAAGGTGCAGATCCTGAAGGAGGATTACCAACTAAATACGACATGTTAAATGGTCAACCAATAAGAGATTGGGATTTCCCAACTCGTATGTTTAATATGTTTAGTCCTTTCAGTATTAATTTAGATCAATCTGAAGGTAGAAAACTTTTATTTGAAAGTGGTTATGACTTAAGAATGTCAACCTACTCTTCTCCAGATGGAATTGATCTTAGTAAATCACCACGTTTAAGATCTATGTATCAGAAAGCTATTGGAGATCAAAACTTAGAAGCTGAATTAGAGAGATTAGCTAGAGATCCAAAGATAACTGCTTCTATTCAAAAAATGAACAATGATCGTAATTCTGGTAAACGAGAAATAGATCCTATGGCTGCATATGTACATAATAAAATTATTAAAAGGCTATTTCATAAAGCTCAACTAAAAGCATGGGCACAAATTAAGAATGATCCAGAAGCTTTAAAGTTATATCAAGAGAACAAGAGACTAAATATACAAAATATAAAAACACTGAACCTTACGCAAAACTATAGCGAAGGTAATGACGTAACAGATTTATTACTTCCGTACAGATAAATGGCATCACAGAACACATATACAACAGCACCAGATTCAAGTTACCCTAGACGATTTCCATTTACATTTCCTTCTTTAGATAGTTCTGA